AGATAGGGATGAGTTTGCCCGAATTAACGCCTTTGGAGATCGAATCATTGGATTGGTCTATGAATTAGGAAAAAACAGTAAGATCATGGTTTAAATTATATCATTTTATATTAAATGGTTTATTTTATGACAAATTATATGATTTTATTTAACTATGTTTACCGCATTCCTAATCAAACTTTTGAATATCATAATTTTTTAGGTCTTCTACCCGGAGAATTTATTCCAGATTTAGATTGGGAAAGTGAAGGTTATAAATGGGTAGATTGGGAAGAATTATTGAATATTGAACCTAAACATTTTGGTTTAGAAAAATTGTTGAAACAAGAACAAACAAAAATCAAATCATATTTATGATTAAACCTTGTGAATGTGAAACTTTCATTTTAGATTATCAAGCACCAGATCAAAAATCAAACATGATAGTAATTTCTAAACATGTAGCAACTGGTATCTTTTCCGATCGTTTTTATTGTAATTATTCAAATTTAAAAGTCACTCGAAAAAAAGTATTTAAGAATTTACAACAGAAAGTTAAAGAGAACCTTAAAAAATAAGGTTTTTATTCTTGCTGTTTTAGATTAATTCAATCTAAACAAAAAGAATTGTAATGTTTTCTTGATCTTCACGAATTAGGAAAAATCTTTTCCACTTAAAGATATAAAATTTTATTTTTTCAAAAATTTCCCGTATCTTTGAAATAGACAAAAAAAGAAAAAATACCCTCAAAAATATGATGTCTGGTTTTTAGTTTTAGTAGTTTAGTGATTTTAATTTGATGTCAGAAAAAGTGAGCGCTTGCTCACTTTTTCTATTTTAGAAAGGATTTAAAATTTAAAATATATTTCTCTTGAGAGAGACGTTGACGCCATTTTATATTTTTAGAGTGGTTAGTTTTTTTTAAATAGCCTAATTTTTTTAAAGCTTCTTTATCTTTTTGAGAGGCTAAATGTCTTAAGCGAGCTAAAACGTCTAAATTACTACCACGATAATAACGGAAAGGAATTAATTTATAGTCTTCGGTATCAGAAATTTTTTCGGTGGGAATCTTATTAGGATAAGCTGGACCTTCATCATTTTCAATTTTAACTTCTACTCGCCAGGTCGGATCTTGAAAATCTATTTCAAATTCAGGATATTCCTCATTTAAAATCGTTGTCAATTCTTCTAAAAAACGAGACCAACGAGCAGGTAAAGGATATTCCCAAAAAGTTAAAATTTTAAAAGGTATCCACAAACGACCATTTTTAAAGGCTGAAGTTTGATATTTGAAAGGAATAGTACTATGCGAAAAACTATCTTCTCCCAAACCTATTTCATAATGGTTTTCAACCCAAGAATAAGCAAAAGGAATAATACCTGAAGTATTATTATAAGGTATGACCTTACCCTCATAATATAACTGATCACAAGCCATAAATCATTTTCATTTTCTTTATATATTAATCAATGAAAATGATTTGTTGAAAGTGAGAACCTAATCTTTTTTCGATTTTTTGTTTAGTTTTTTCATTCCAAGTACCATCCCATTGAGGATCTCCCACCACGGTTTTAGTAAAGTTAATTATTTGCTTTTTAAGAACATCTAAAGACACAGCCGAACGATCTTCTCCTTTTAAAATTTGGTTTCGAATTCTTTCATAAGAAAGTTCGACATCTGGCTTAAATACCAAAGCGATTTTATCACAAGTTGGAAACTTATTTAGAAATTGATTCCGGTATTTAGAAACATTAATAGAATCAAAAATACCTATCCCGACAATAGATAATATATCGGTTAAGCGTTCACGAGCTAATTCAAATATTCTAGAACCTTGTCTTTGATCATTAACATTTCCTAAAACTTCTCGCCGAATATTATCAGGACAAACAATAATATCTTCTAATTCAAAACCATTATCGAATATTATTTTTTCTACCCAAGGAAAATCCTTAACAAAAGATTGTTGAAAATAGGTAGATTTACCCGAACCAGAAATTCCGATGGGAACGAATAATAAAGGACGTTCATTTTTTAAAAAACTTCTAAAATCTGTTTTCATTAGGCTATATGTTTTCATTATATATAAATAAAAAGTTAAAATAATAGTTTATGGCTAAAGAAAAAAATATTAATGAAGAATTCGAACAAGAAAAAAAAGAAAATTTGAAAAATAATATCGAAAATTTAAGAGGTAACATTAATGGTATGTTAGAGCAGATAGATATGTCAGATGATTTTTTTCCAGAGGATGACATGTTGCCAGGGTTAGATTTAAAAGAGTTAGCTCATGATTATGAACGCGATATTGAAACTATTAAAATTGATGCTAAAGAAACTATTAACTGTCTAGCTAATCTTTATTTAGATGAAGAAAAGATGAAAAATAAAAACATCAATACTATTATTAAAGACGATGCTGATAAAGTAGCGGATCTCAATTTTAGTATTTCTTGTTCCAAAAGAGCCTTAATTCAATGTATGCGACAAGTGGATATGGGGAGCAATAACCCGGAATTATTTAATTCAGTAACAAACTTTCAAAAAGAATTACGAGACACTATTAAAGTGGCTTATGAGTTAATTCATGTAAAAATGAAAGAGTTTTATAAAATTTTGAAAGAAGAACAAGACGAAATAAATGCGGGCCCTACTAATAATGAAGATGAGAATCTTACAACTTTTGGTGATCCTAAAAAATTAAATGAATTATTCGAACAAATTAAGGATGATCCTACTTTACTCAAAAAGTTAAGTGAAGGCCAAGAAAATATAGATGACATACCGAATAAAACAGACAATAATAATTCTGATTAAGCAGAAGCTTTTTGTTTATTTAATATCTGGTCTAATTTAAAGAAAGCTTGTCTGGATAAACTTTTAACCCAAGCTACGGAATTAGGTAAATAACTAAGCCCAGAAATATTAGTAATATCTTTATGGCCTCCGGAAAAAGAGTTAATAACATCCCAAGCTGAAACTGAAATTTGATTCAGTTTTTTCTTGTCTTCTGGGTTTAAATGTTGATATTTTTCCTCCATTATTTTTTTAATTTCAGCACGATTTTCTTTAGTTAAACCTCGGGATTTATTTTGGAATAAGTTTTCAAAATCTTCTAAACGATAACCAAATTTTTCATCCGCATATAATTCGGGGTTATAACGTTTATTATATTTTTTCATAATATCTAATTCGCTAATTCTTTTCATATTATTTAGAGTGATGCGAATGTTTTTCAATTTTTCTTCATTTGAAGCCAAAATTTCATCCTTTAATTCTCCTAGATGAACATCTTTGATTATTTCTTCTTTAGGTTGAAAAGGGTTTTTACTGATTTGTACCAATCCCATAGGCCAAGCCATAATGAAAGCTTTAGCTTCAGGATATTCTTTAAAAGAAGCATAACGATCATAAGAGCCTGTCTTAAACATTCGAGGACCACCATATTGGGTTAAAATACCATTTTTCAACACAACTTTATTAAAAGATGTTTTTTCACGATAATCAATAGGTCTTTCACCTTCATCACTTAGAATTTCACCTCGTAAACGACGTTGATAAATATCTGCATAACGTTTTAAATCTTCGGCAGGATCTAAATTCATATTATTAGCAATTTTTTTAATATTATGATACATAGAAACCAAACTAGGTTGACTTTTACTTACCAATTCTTCTAAGAAACTAACATTACGGGGTTTTTCTTTACCAGGTTTTATTTGAGGTTTAACCTTATTTTTATAGGCTAAAATGAGTTTATTAACTACTAATCCTAATTTAAGATGATTTTTAGGAGCCGATAAATTTTTATCGGTTTGATAAATAAACTGAATGATATCGTCTGGAGTAATGTTTTGACTAGCAAAATCAGCCGAATCTACCGTATTAATAATATGTACGTCTTCTGCTGGAAAAATATCAGAAGTAGCAATTTCTCCCGAAATAGTAGCGAGATTACTTTTCGAAGTTTTAAAATGTTTAGCTTTCGTTTTTACTCCTACTTGATGATCATGATGATCGGTGTGAATTCTAAATTCAGTTTTACCGTGAGCAAAATCTACTAAAACCGGTAAAGTGTCTTTTTCAGGTTTTAAAACATCAAATTCTCGACCACCATATTGAATAACATGAAAATCTACGGTTTTAATATCATATCGTTTAAGATATTCTTTCATGGCAATAGCACTAGTAACTCCATCTAAATCAATATGGAAATAAATTTCAGCTTGATCATAGCGGTCAGCTAAAGAGCGAATACCTCTTAATCCGGATTCATATAAGGTTTGATTAAAATTTTCAAAATTCTTTAAAAATTGCATATTTTAAGTTTTTATTTTACTCAACAAACTCATCAAATCATCATTTATAATTTGAATAAAAGGACGACCTTTAAAAGATAAATTAGGAATTTGACGAATGATAGAAAAAGTATCATTACCCTCAACTAATATGTTTTTTAAATGATATTTTAATTGTTCATTCTGTTGATAATGAGTTATTAAAGTTGATACAAATTCTTTTAAACGGACATTAGCTTTTTCATTATATTTGACTACCAATAAAGAATTATTTGGTTGCTCGGTAATAATATAATGTAATTTCTGTTTGGAAATTTGATTATTTTCCAATAATTTATAAGCTACCGAAGGTTGAAAATTAGTTGGAAACTTCACAACTTGGCCGAAAAAATGCAATTTCTCTAAAAGTTGTTCTTCAATATTTGAAGAGTTTTCTTCGTTCTTTTCTTTCGATTTTGAACTGATACTCTTTTTTGGTGAAGTTTTTTTTCGATCAGAGGTTACTTTCTTTTCTAATTTTGACTCCGCTTGTCCTACAAAATCATTAAACTTTTGTAAACCCATTTTAATTATTTCTTTCTTAAATTTCTTGACTACCTTGTGGAGTTTGACCTTGTGGAGCTACTACTTGTCCTTGAGTTTGAGTGGTTTGAGTTTGAGTACCTTGAACTCCTTGGCCTTGAATTACTTGACCTTGACCTTGAACGGCTTGGCCTTGAACCTGAGTACCTTGAGTACCGCCTTCTTGAGCTGGAATTTGAGCTGCCGTATCTTGAACATCAATTTGAGTTTGAGCATCAATTTGAGTTTGAGCTTGAGGTTGAACTTGAACACCTTTATTATAATCTTCACCCAAAACAATAGAAACTGGTAGATTGTCAATATTAATTAAATTAACTTTTACGTATTCTACTAATTTTTCAGCTAAGTATTGATCACCATACATGGCTTTAATATCTTGACCACTGGTATCCGCTACTTTTTTAATAAAAGCATTAACCAAAGATTTAGGAATAGGAATATCAGTGACTACTAAATAATCATTACCGACGGTGTGAACCATTTCCGTAACCAACTTATTTTGTTTTTTCTTTTTGAATTCATTTTGTTCAGTCAAATGTTTCATGATCTTTGTTTATTTTATTTTTATATATTAAATAAATAATCCCATTTTCTTTTGATGAAAAAGAAAGAATCACCATTGATATATATTATATTGAATTCCGACTCCTACGTAAATCCCCCAACGTCCAGGAAAACCATAACCTAATCCTAATTGAGGCCCCACACTAAAAGTATTAGGAAACCAATGTTTCTTTTGCATTAGACTTTTAATTACTTTTGATTCATTAGGATCAATTAAGGAACCTCGCATTTGAGGAATTGTTAAACCGGGATAATCCGATTTAGCAAAAATGCGCAATTTACCCTTTTCTTCCCGTAAACCTGTTGTTAAATTAAAACTCCATTCATCTTCCATTAATTTAGTTCCTAAATTAAGAATTTTACCATCACTAGTTGCTATAAAACGAGTTTGGCCTGCTAATAAACGATAATTAAGAGAATCATAAATTTGATTAAAATTCCAAGGAATTTTAAATGTACTATCATTTTCAGCTATAGGTTCTTCTTGTGAGAGACTATCTTTCAATTTTACAATTTTATTCTGTAATTTAATATTCAGAGAAGAAATATAAATAACATGACCTTTTTGAGCCGTTACTTCTTGATTTAAATATTGATTAATAATTTTTAACTCTTCGGTGGTAGTAACATAAGAACTAATTTCAGTTTGTAACTCTCCATTTTTATTTTTAACGACTTTCACAGTGTCTTGAGCAGCCGTTAAATTATAGTTTAATCTTTTATTTTTTAATTGGAGAGCTTCGTTATGATTACAACTTTTAATTATAAAGAAGGCTAAAATAGCGGTGGCTATAATCATTAATAATCGTTGGTTTTTGGGTTCTCGCAAAAAGGTCCAAATTTGGATTAAGGTTTTTTTCATAGTTTTTTTCATATTGTAGGAAATTCTTTATTATTATCCGGTAAATAAGGTATTTGGGGATTATTACCTGGAACTTGGAACTTATTAATATTATTTTGATTAAGCCCAAACCATTCTCCTAATACCCATTGACCACCATACCAAGAAGCGGAAAAATACCCATTGCGGAAAGAACCGTTATACCATTTCTTATTATCGGCCTTGGATAAGCGATCACAGTATAATTTTTTATGTTGATAATTATTAGGAGGTACCCAATCCAAAATGTCTGTAAATTTTAATGTAGTGTAATCATTACTATCTCCAGGGTAAATTCTTGATTTATAACTAACTCCTGAAATAATAAAATCTAAACCTCTAGCCGTACTAGTTACGGCGGAATTAGAATCTATAAAACTAGAGCGATCTTTATATTTAGAACGCCAAGGCCAACTTCCATTTGGAATGGATTCATAGGTACCCCCAGATTGATAAAAATCATGTAAACCATAAACAATATTTCCCACCGAAACACTTTTACTAGTCACTTCACAAGTATGACCGGTACCAGCCACTTCGACCACAAAATCATAAACATCATCAGAATCTTCTACTTTAATTAAAGAATTATATTGAATATCACTTAAAGTATCATTGTCTAAAGTAATGATATATTCTCGACCTCCTAAATATTGTGTAGTACCTGAAGGTTTATCCCAAGGTGTTAAAGAGAAAGGAATTTCACCCAAAGTAAATAAACTGATTACATCAAAATCTTCTATTTGACTAACTATATTAGTATTGGCTGAATTAAAACTCCATTCATCAGTAGTCCAATTAGACGTAGATCCCGAACTAGGAATCATTTCTATTCCTGAAATACCTACTTTATAATTAAGATAAAGTTCATACCAAAGAGGTTCATCAGGATCAGTAATATCATCTGATTCTCTAAATTCCATCTTAGCTCCATTTATATCTAATGGAGGATCAGTTCCTACCGGAGCCGGTCTAGCACCTAAATAATCATAATCATAATCCATTATAGCCATTTGTAATGTGAAATTACCTTGTAAAATATTTTGACGAATAATGTTAAAAACACTTTCATCTAATGAAATTGTTTCGTCTCCGGTGGCAAAGGGTGTAGAAGCAAAAGTAGAACCTGTAAGGTAAAAATTATTATTATCAGTAGTGAGAGTGTTAGGATTATGATTACTGTCTACTAAAACCACTTGAGGATTATAACTATTATAGTTAGGATTATTTGGCTTAAGAAAACTCTTTGCGTCAATGATACCAGAAATAAACGCATCATTATTTATGATAGCATTAGAGGGAATATTTACGTCTTTCCAATTAATAAAAATACGAGAACAAGAATATTGACCTACAGTAGAATAAGGCCATCTAATCAAACCTAATTTACCGTAAGTAGCATCGGAAGAATAGTAAGGATTGATAGTATTACCACAAAGTTGAGAATTTCTCAAATAATACCAATCATCAAGACCATTATCAGAACTATCAAATTTTAAAATACCATTAAAACTATCTCTTTCAAAAAAACTTTGAATATCAACATAAATAGGATATTCAAAATTATTAAGGTTAAAATCGGGAGAGGAAGATTTAGTATAAAAAAGAGTGTCCCCACTCAAATATAAACTATGGCTCATTAAATCTTGATAAGTCTTATTATCACTATCAAAAACCTTTGGTTTTCGAATAAAGAAGATTTGTTCTTCACTAGCTCCACTAAGAATAAAAGTTCCATTTTTATCAGGTAGATATTTATTATTTATTAAATCATTAGTTACCACTAAACCTTTTAAGTGAAGTTGATAAGTAATATCAACTTTTTCTAAGGGTTCTTCAATTTTAACGTAATTAGATAAGGATTGTTCTTTGATTATGGTAAGAAAACTAATATCAGGTAAATGATGATAAAATTTTTTCACCGGTCCTTCTTTTAGGAACACTTCTTGGAATGTAGATTGAGTTATTTTTTCTTCATCATCAATTTCAATTGAATGTGGAGTAAGTTCAAATTGATGATCGTAATTATACCTTAAACCTAAGAATTTATAAAGTTGTTTATCCTTTCGGAAACCAACTGTAACTTCATTCGTCCAATTAATAAGGTGTTGTCCTTCATCTTGAAAATTAATTTCAATTTCTTCCCAACTATTACCAGAAAGATAATGAAAAGGTTTTGTAGAAACTCTTAATTGGTTTTTCGTACTAGAATAACAATAGGTTTTAGAGTATTTATTTCTTAAATATTTTATTTCTTTCATAATTTATCTATATTTCAGCATTAGGAAAAATAATACGAATATCCGTATTATCTCTAGCTACGAATTCTCCCAAATTCCAGGTACCGCCACTCCAATTAACTTCACTATCAGGATCTATATATCCCCCATTAAAGGCTCCAAATTTCCAATTAATATAAGAAGTGGGGGTAGCTTTATTAATAGAAGAATTATTCCATTCTCCATTATACCAAGTACCATATTTCCAATCGGAACTATTAAAATTACCATTATACCAAGAACCATCTTCCCAGAAAGAATTTTCAAAGGTACCATTATACCAAGTTCCATTTAACCAATTAGAATTAGTGAAGGTGCCGTCATACCAGGTCCCCCCAGTCCAATTAGAGTTATTAAAATTACCACCGTAAAAATTACCAGCCAACCATACGGAATTAGTAAAACTACCATCCCAAAAATCACCATTATACCACGTAGAACGATTAAAGCGACCATTACGAAAAGTTCCCCCACTCCAAATAGTAGAATTATCAACATCACCATCATTAAATAATCCGGTAATCCAAAAGGAATCATTAAAAGTACCAGAATTAAAAGTACCCGCACTCCACATAGAATCTAAAAATAGACCTTCATCAAAGAAACCGTCAGCCCAAGTAGAAGCTGAGAAAGTACCGCCATTGAAACGACCATTCAACCATTGTGAATTAAGGAAAAGTCCCGCATTAAAATTACCTGAGACCCATGTTTTATCAAAAAAAGTTCCGGAATTCCAATTACCATCATAAAAAGTATCTGGTCCAAAAGAAGATCCAAAACCTTTGAAAGTACCACCTTCCCAGACACAATTACTTTGAATATAACAATTGAGAAAAAATCCACCTTGAATGATATAATTATCTACGATACAATTTTCAAAATAACCGCCTCTGATAGTATTTTCCTCTCCTTGTAAATTACAGAAATAAAAATTACCATTTTCAATTTCTACATTATAAGCACTTTGATTAGCTTTGCGTAAAAGTTCGACTTCACTTAAAATTAAAGTAGTGGTATTAGTAACAAATCTTAATCTAAAACGATTTAAAGCTTGTACCTTACTAAGATTATTTTTATACAACCCACTACCATCAAAAGAAAAACTTTCAATAATTTCCCAAGAACCATTGTTATAACCTTCTATGGAAACAGTTCCTCTAGGATTAAAGGAGGAATAAATATCAAAAGGACTACTAAAGATTTTATTATTAATGCGATAATTAAAGCTCGTTATAATTTGAGGTTGATTATGAAAATCAAATTCTACAGTATGTTCCTTAGAAGTTTCGTTAATACTAATTAATTCGGTGGATGAATCCTTATCAAATAATTTAAGGGGTTGATATTCTAATTTTTCTTGATAGAGAAATAATCCATACATATAGGCTACTTCATTGTTATCAATTGAATCTCCACCTAGAATGAGGTAGATGTCCGTATTAACTAAACAAGTTAAATCAAGAGATTCAAATTGACCAAAGTTGGTATAAGTTTGGTCAGTAGAGGCTATATTATCACTACCATCTCGAAACATAACATACATATCAGTTCCATCACTATAACCAGATAACGTTAAAATATATCTATCATAAGTTTCACCAGCGAACCCTAAATCACTCATCATTTCAAACCGATTAGTTGTAGTGTAATTATCATTACTACCCCACCAATAATCTTTACCAGCACCGGTAATAAAAAAACTATCATTAGGTTCCCAAGGAATATTACGTTCACTAAAACCGGTATTACCATCTAATAAATTTTCCGCAAAGAAGATTTTACCAAAGGAACCTCCAATTTCTGGAAACTCTTTTACCATAGGAACCACTTCTCTAAATAAAAGTTCAGTGTTAGTTTCGGTATCAGAATTTCCAATATAACCTGTGTAAATATATAATCTATATTTACTATAAGTGATATTATTATCAAATTCTAACGTAAAATTTTGTTCATTAGCCGAACCAGAACCCACCCAAATATTGGTAAAACCCGTAATAGTATTCCAATTGGAACCATTCCAACCTTGAATATCAAGATCATTAGGTAAACCGATATTACCGATATTATCATCACTAAAACAATAAACGGTCAAACCAATTAAAGTTAAAGCTTTTTCGAAAGACCATGTTACCCATTGAGGAGTTACACCATTACTTTTCCAATAATTGGTACTACTATTATCATAAAGATGCCAAGGATCACTATCTACAGTATTATCATTAGTAGAAGTAGTAGCACTAGTAATATTCAAAAATAAATCATAAGCCGTTTCATCTAAAGCTAAACGGTTGCCTAAATAATTATAACCATAACTATCATTGTTCTGATTGAAAATAATTTCCTCCTCATTTCTTTTTAAGGATTGATAATCAAAATTATATTTAGAAAGATAAGTACCACCCGTTACTTGACCTTCAATAATAATACTTTGTTTATATTGATTGTTTTTAAATATTCCTTCTTTGAAGAAAACCGAATCAATTTCACTATTACTAACATTAACTTTTTCCCCTCTAATTTTAGTTAAGTAACTTCCGATTAGATTGAAAGAATCCTCTAATTCAACTATTAAAATATCCAACACTACTTTATTTTGTTCTAAATCTATATTTAAAACCTCATAACCCATATTATAACGGGTAAAAGGATAATTATCTTTTTCAAAATAAGTTAAATAGTTATCTAAGGTGGTTACGGAAGACAGAGAAGAAATAAAAACTCGATCCCCTTTCATAAGATGAGTATCTAATTCCGTAAAAATAGCAAGGTAACCATTTTCGTCCTCATAGTTATTAATGAGCAAACTACTATTACGAGTACCTGCTTCTTGATAAGCAGTGGGGAGATTAACGATTACTTGATTATTAGCAATCGTTCTTTTCAAAGCCATCGACGTTTCTTAAATTTTAACTATATATTAAAATTTATATAGGCGCGAAAAAAATTAAACTTTTTTGAAAAAAAAATTAACATAAGCCAACCCTTTAAGTCATAAGGGTTAGGTGTTTTTGAAAAACCTTGAAAAATAGAGGTTTTTACAAAATGTCAAAAAAAGGCTAATTTTTAAAAATATATAAGAGAGTAGTATAAGCCTTGGATTGAAAAGTTGCCAAAATAAAAAACAACTTTTATTCAATGTGTTCTTATATGATTTAGAAAATTTATTTTGAAGGCCTTCAAAAATTTTCAAAAGCATCAAAAGCCATATGAGACTTAATAAGCCTCATCAAAAAACAAGCTTTAAAAGCATGGAAGAATTAGAAAATGTTGATTTATTTAACATGGACACTGAGGAATCTCTTAGTGTATTTGACAAAAAAACCACCAATTTGGATGGTATTTATCGTCCTCGTCTAGAGGATGCGAAAGACAGAAAAACCGGTTACCGTTCGGTAATTCGTTTTCTCCCTAACGTATTAGAAACAGGTAAATTAGGACCGTTAGCTATTGAAAAACATATTCATTATGCTGATTTTAAAAGTCACGCTAATTTATCAGGCTACTATGACTGTGGTAAAAACTTCGAAGAAAATAAATGTGAACTTTGCACTACTTTTTGGAAGTTGAAAAATAGTAAAAATCAAGCCGACGTTGAAAAATCTGATTTAATTTCTCGTCAAACTAAATATTATTCTTATGTTTTAGTTCTGGAAGACGAACAAAAACCAGATTTAGTAGGTAAAATTTTAGTTTTTCCTTTTGGTTATACCATTAAAGAGAAAATTAATAGTGAAAGAAATGGTGAAATTTCAGGTGAACCTTGTAATGTTTATGATTTAGTAAATGGTAAAGATTTCGTACTTATCATTAAAGATAAAGCAGGCTATGCCAATTATGACGCTTCTTCTTTTAAAGACTCTTCACCTCTTAAACTTTACAATGAAAAGAATAAGAAATTTGTGCCTATCCCAGTAAATGAAGGGAAAGTAGAAGCTAAAGCTCAAAAGAAAATTAAAACTTTTTTAACTGAACGAGATGAAGCTGTTGATTTATCTAAATATGAAGCTGTATCTTGGAGCGAAGAAACTAAAGGTAAAATAGATGATATCATAGCCATTCTAAATGGTCAAGATATTACCGGTGCAGAGAGAAAAGCTAAAAACGCTTCTAATGATATGATCGAAAGTGTAGATGATTCTTTAGACGATGAACCAGATAATGTAGAAATGACGGAAGATGATTTCTTCATGGATGATGAAGAATAATATCAATATCATAATATTAAAGATAAAAGCCAGTTAGATTCTAACTGGCTTTTTTTATATATAAAAAGGATGAAGAAATTAAAATTATACCAATCTTTCTTAAATGAAAAATCTTCACTTTCAGAGGTTGGTTTACCTCGCGAAGTGCTTTATATGATTGAACGAGATTATCAAATTAATCCTAACGCTCAATGGCTTGAAATCCCTTTCAAAGAAGTCTTAGCTATTGCTTATCTAAAATATCCACGTAAACATAATCTCTTTCTTCAAATTACTCCCGAAAATATTTACATTTTTAGTAGCTATGGTGATTTATACAAAAATTTCATCTTGGATGAATTTAAAAAAAGGGGTGATGACTTTGGCGAATTTTGGGAGAAAATTGAAAGGCAACAGCTTAATTTGAACCAAATCGCTAATTTATTGGATGTTAACTATCCGATTTTATTTTTAAAAGCTGGACATTTTCAACCTACCCCAGCTAAAAAAAGAAAATTAGACCAGCTTCTTACGGAATATGAAGAAATAGAAAAAGTATTTTTCGAAGACCTTAAAAAAGTAGCTAATTTAAGTGATGTAAAAGGAGATGATGGTTTAAGTGATTTGAAAAGAGAAGTTTTTAATTTTGAAGAAGCCATAAGTGATTTTATAAATAAACCTTTAAATATAGTAGATTTAATTAATATATATGGGAGAAAGACCGTGAAAAGGTTTTTTCTTTATTACTTAAAAACTCGTAAGCTACCTTATGTCAATTTGGAACAAATTACATGAAAATGCGGATTATACCAATTATCAAGATAAACCTCTCACTTGGGAGGATATTGAGGCCATTGGTTTTGGTTACCATTGGACGAATAATTATGTTCTTATCGACGATCCTGAAGATGATCCTGAAGAAGCTCGTTATGAAATGATAGTGTTTGAACAAGATGCTCATAATTTTGTAGATGATCGAAAAGGTAGAATTGGTTTCGATTACCCGGGTCGATTATGGGTAGATTCTAAAGTAATTTCTTTTTGGGAACATCCACCTCAAAATAAGATCCAAAAAGTTTTGGAAGATATTGAAGAAGCTGTTTTATTAAAGACGGATTATGAAGTAGATTTTGATGATTCAGATTGGGTAATAGAAGTTTTCAACAAACCTTCAGATTTAAATTCTGAGTTTGTTCCTCTTTCAACTTATTTACCCCAACCCGTAGATCCCGAACCAACTGAGCATGAAAAATCACCTCTTTTAAAAAAGAAAAAGAAAGTCATAAAAAATTTTAAAGATATAACTCCAGTTTGGAAGCAGCGGATCAGACAAGAGAAGTTAATCCTTAATTATACTGATTTTTTAAGCGAAGATATTAATCAAATAATTACCCCTTGGGGTAAAAAATTAACCTATCAAGATTCAGAAGCCATTCCTTTTGCTTGGATTACAGGCTATGAAAAATATTTTCAACTAGGAGAAACAATAGAACCCCATTTAGAAATTGGTCATTGGGGTGGTAAACATGAAGATATGTTAAATTTTGAATATGGAGTTTCTCGTTATGATGGTCGAATTTGGACTAAAAACCATATCATAGGTTTTTGGGATTATCCTAGCCCAACAATGTTAAAAATTATTGTGAAAGAATTGGAACGAAAATTGAAAATTAAAATTGAAGGTAATGAATATTTAGTAGAAATTTTTGAAAACCATAACAAACCTAGTAAGTTTATTCCTTTGGCTAAATATGGTAGTCAGGAATATCTAAACCCTCCTCGTATACCACATGAAATTTCACCACTCAAAAAACCAAAATTGGTAAATAAAAATAGAAGAAAAAGAAAATCCTTAGCTATAAGAAAATTTCAACCTTATGATTAAAGGGAGTTTAAAAATCCTATATATACCATTAAAAAGAATGAAAGGACATGTCTGAACAATTAAATGAAGATTATTTAAATTTATTCCGCAATATTCAAGAAAACAAAGAAGAAGAGGAATTAAAACCTTTGAATGAAACCCCCCAATACGGTGATTTACCTTCTTTGAATGAAACTCCTGATGTTTCATCATACCAAATTCAAGAAAATGTGAATGATGGTTGGGATCCTAATTATGTAGAATTTGAAACCCGCATTAATGGAGTGGTTCAAAATTCTCATAATCAAAATCCAATTCGGAAAAAGAAAAAAGATTTAGATCCTAATGGCTTAAACCAATATTTAGCGGAAGAGAACTTAAATGAAGTAGTCAGAACTCAATCAACTCCAACATTAACTGATCCGCAACCTACAGGTAATTTCCAAGAAGTGGAAGTGGTTTCCGTAGAAATGTTCGAAAAAATTAATAAACAAGCTTTAATTCCTTTGGGACAAAAGTCACAACAAATTTTTAGTACTTACCGATAAGATAAGTTTTAGTGGCCATCCAAACTAAATCTAAATAAGGTTCCATAAAGTTTCTAGGAAATTTTCCTATGGTAAAGGTTTAAAATATGTTCAAATTCAGTTATAAGGTTGGGATTATTATTTTGAGTAATATGTTTTCGAACCATTTCTTCTAAATGAAGTTCTTCAGTGTCGGGTAAAAGTTTAGGTTTTTCTTCTTCTTGGTAAGTAACTTCTTCCACAGGATATTGAGCTAAAACCACTCTTAGTTTAGTGCCTAAATTTTCCCACAATTTTTTGTCAATTTCTAATTTGACAAAATTTTGACCTAAAAAAACTGGATCTAAATTATCTAAGTCTTGCTCTGTTCGGAGAGATAGTATCACATATTGAGGACTATATTCATTTAATACATATTCAATTTTATTTGTCTTTGAATCTAGAACTAAAAATCCACCTTGGTGGTTATAGTTTAGAGAATAAGGTGCTCCAATAAAATATTGTTGGTCTTTAATTTGGTGTTGAAGGAAATAACCATTAAAAATAGTTTGTTCACTAACCTCTATTTGGTTATTTAAAACTAGGTATTGATTTTCATACTCTGTAATTTGAGTCGCAATATTTTTACTATAAGGTAAATAAGAAATAAGACCTTCTTGTTGAGGTTGAGTAATAATTTCAATATTAGTTAAGCCTTTGAAAATATTAAAAGCATTGATACTATTCTTTCGAATCCGATCTTTGTGTCCTACCATTAACTTCAAATTACAATGTTGAGTAATTTTAGTGAATAAATCTTGAACTAAATTAAGTGTTTGAATATTAAGATTAGTGTTGACAAAAAGATTACCCGCATGAATAACTTGATCAATATCATTATTTTTTAAATAAGGAATAAAAGAATGGTTGAAATAATTAGCCATTATTTTCAACCATTCTAGATTATTATTCTTATAACCAAATAAAGTATTACTAATTAATATCGTCTTCATTAGTTAAATCATCTTTAATATTTTCTAAGAGATCTTTCACTTCGCTAAGATCATTAATGCCAATTTTAGTATTTTTATATAGCGTGCCATAACTGACTTCCGATATATTTTCATTTTTATATTCTTTATCCATTGATTCCGAAGGAATAAGAACTTCCAATGTCGAATCTAATGTTAGGTGAATCTTTTGGCGGAAATATTCTAAATAAGCTTCCAACATAAAGACTAATTGTTTAGGTTCTGTACTATAAACATAAAATTCTTGATTAGATAAATCATCTGTTTCAAAAACAATTTTAGCGGCCACCGTATTAGATTTACCATCATTATCTAGTGAAATATCTTTCTTATACCCCACTTGAATTATAATTAGAAAATATTCAGAGCTTTCAGGGGTAGTGATTTTAATCTCGGAATCAAGATATTCCGCTTCAAAAGGATATTTATTACTGGCATTGATATTATGTTCAACTAACATATCTTGAAACATACCTATCACCGTTTCACTCTTTTTCTGTTTCCAACGGTTAGCTAGCCGAGTCAAAGGATATCCAAAATCTTCTTTCGCTAAAGTATATTTATTATTGTCAGGATTTTCTTTGATTTCTCTAATTATAATGGATTTAACGGTACTTTCTACTTCAAATTGTTCAACGGCTTCCGAAATTTTATCAGCGTTTAGAGAAGGTTGCTCAAATAGGTCAGAGACTTGCGGTTTATCTGATTGGGTTTGAGTTTTAGCACAACTTTGATTCCAAAAACCATCGGCTTTGAAGTTTCTGTCAGAGTTTTCTAAATCTTCAGGTCCTCTCCCTAAAAAAGGATCATTATTTATATTAACTCTAGTTGCCAAACTATCCAAATCATCTTCTGATTTTTTAAATTTCTCTACCTTTTCCAAACTATTTTTTATTTGTTCTCCAATAGGAGTGGCTCCTTTGGTAAAAAAGTTTTGCGGTTCGACGGCAATTTCATAAGCTTTTTCAAACAAATCATAACGCAAACGATTACCATCATCTAAATTAACAAAGAGTTCTCCTTCATTATTTAATTCAGTTTCGACAATCTTAACATAGTCAGTTTGAGTTTTCTTTTTCCAGACACAACTATCAGGAGAATTAGCATTTTCAGCTTCACACTCATCTTCATATTTATAGTAATATAAACTATCGGTATCAATAATAATATTATTGTGGACAAATTCTCGGATTTTACTTTCAATGAATTTGGAACGATTTAAATTTCGATCAGACACAATCTGTTCGAACTTTTCATATAATTTTTTTTCTACGGAGAAGGTTTTTGTAATTTTCATAGCAAAATTTATTTTTTACTATATATAAGTAACTTAAAATCCTCTTTTGACAAAAATGTCATTTTTAACAAAAAAAATAAAAAAGGGTCAGTCTAACTCTGACTTACGAAAATTTAAAATATGTTTATTTTCATGTTGAAGTAGCTTGATACATAAAGTATGTATCTTTCGGAGAGGTACAGCCTTGGTTTTACGCCTTTTCTGATAGAAACGATATTCTAAGAGGTGAGTGGCTTTATAAATTTGGCTTAGGGCATCGCTAACGGTAATATTCTCAAAATCTAAAGGCTCTTCAAACAACTTCTCAGAGGTTAGAAGGTTATTTAGTTCACTATAAATTTCTTCTAACGTCAAAGGTTTCATTCTTCTTGATTTTTCATTTTTTGAGCATAAATTGCCTTAATTTTCTGTTCTCTTAATTTCACAGATTTTTTATTATATTCTTGGCGTTGACGCAATTCTAATCCTAAACCAGTACGATTATACTTATTCTTATACTTTTTAAGAGCTCTTTCAATATTACCATTTACAGGAATAATTAACATAATTTTAACTTTCTTTTATTTTTAAATAGATTCTGCTTAAATTTTAAATCAGCAAACTAACAATCAGAATTTATTTTATTTTTTGCTTAAAAAAAATTAACAAGCTGAATAACCACAATCTTTATTCATACATTGTACACACCCATCTTGGAAGACTAAGGTATCTTGATTACATTTAGGACATTTATTTTCAATTTTAGTCCCGGTTTCAATAAATTTTTTCAAAACTCTTTTTACTCCCTGTTTCCAGGTTCCAATTAAATCTCCATCCAAATGTAAAGTTTCTAAAAGGTTGATTACTTTAGGGATTGACATTTCATGTCGTAAAAGAGCAGAAATCAATTTCGCATAATCCCAATATTGAGGATTAAAAGCGCGACTTAAACCAGTGATGATGATTTCATAACCTTCCTTATCTTTATAAATAAGATCATATCTTTTTTCATCTTCCCCTTCCACCTTCTTTTTTACTTTTTTAATGAACGCTTTATTAATATTCTTCGGCACCGGAAAAGATTCTTCTACTCCGGTAAAAACCTCGTAAGGTCGACCATTCAAAATACCTACAAAAGCAATCCATTTTTCACCTTTATTTCGAAAGCGAATAATTTCACACTCTAAATTTTTAGGCCGCCGGGGGGCATTACTTTCTTTTAAGATTTCATTAACCGTTTTGTTAGATTCTTTATTTTTATTTTTATTACTCTTAGCTACTAAAACACCAGAACGAGAACCTTCACGATAAATAGTAATACCTTTACAACCTTCACGCCAAGCTGTTTGATAAACTTGATCTACGATTTCTTCAGTGGCTTCGGCTGGTAAATTAACCGTAACTGAAATAGAATGATCTACCCATTTTTGAATTTGACCTTGCATTTTAACCTTTTCGACCCAATCCACATCTTCAGAAGTAGCTTTATAATAAGGTGATTCTTTGATGATTTCTTCTAAATCAACATCTTCCATATTACAAACCTCTGAAAAATTGTAGCCATTAATTTCCAACCAATCTTTGAATTTATGATGAAAAACATTATATTCTTCCCAAGTATCTCCCATCTCATCTATAAAATCAATCCGACTATTTTTATCATTAGGGTTTACTTTTTTACGCCTTTTATAAACGGGTTTAAATACATTTTCTATACCCGAAGTAGTTTGAGTTAAAAGACTAACTGAACCATTAGGTGCAATGGTTAATAAAGCAATATTACGTCGACCATGAGTCTGAATTTCTTTCCTTAAGTCTGGTTCAACTTCAAATAAGCGATTTAAAAAAGGATTTTCTTTTTCTTTATCCCAATTGAAAATAGGAAAAACTCCTCTTTCTTTAGCCATATTAATTGAAGAACGATAGGCATTTATAGCCAAAGTTTGATGAACTTGAGTTGCAAATTTCGTGGCTTCTTTTGTACCATATTTCAAATTTAAAGCCGCTAACATATCTCCTTCCCCCGTAACACCTAACCCAGTTCTTCTTCCTTGTTGAGCTTTACGTTTAATATTTTGCCACAAATTTAATTCAATTCTTTTAGTTTCCTCAGATTCAGGATCTTGTTGAATTTTATTCAAAATTAAATCTACTTTTTCAATTTCTAAATCCACAATATCATCCATTAAACGTTCGGCTATTTGTACATGTTTTTCAAATAAATCCCAATCAAATTCGGCTTTATTAGTAAAAGGATTTTTAACATAACTGAAAAGGTTGATGGAGGTTAATCTACAAGAATCCTCACTACACAAAATTATTTCACCACAAGGATTAGTGGCGATAGATTCAAATCCTTCATCAGCATAACAATCTGGAATAGATTCTTTTTTAATCGTAGACCAAAATAGGATGCCAGGTTCCGCACTTGACCAATTATTGTGAATCAATTTTTGCCATAAAGTTCTAGCGGAAATAGTTTTTGTTTTTTCAGGGTTAGTAGATTGAATAGGAAATTTTTGAACATAATCCTTATCAGACATTGCAGCTTGCATAAATTCATCATCAATTTTAACTGAAATATTAGCACCAGTGACTTTACTTAAATCGACCTTAGCATTTATAAAATCTTCAGCGTCAATAGAATTAATATGAGTAGCAATAAGTAAGGCTCCTCTGCGACCTGACTGAGCCACTTCGCGAATACTGTTGGAATATCTTTCCATAAAAGGTACTACTCCCGTAGAAGTTAAAGCTGCGTTTTTCACGGAAGAACCTTTAGGTCGAATATGTTCTAAGGTAGTACCCACTCCCGCTCGTCGTTTACATAATTGAACTAGTTCTTGATCAGTTTTTAGAATACTACCATAAGAATCTTCATGAGTATTACCTACGACAAAACAGTTACTAATTGACATTATTTGATGTTGGTTACCAATCCCGGCCATAGGACTCCCAGCAGGAACAATATATTTAAAATCTTTTAAAAGTTCAAATATTTCTTCTTCGGAAAGAGGTTGAGGATAATTGGCTTCAATCCGAGCCAATTCTTTAGCCAATCGACGGTGCATATCGGCTGGTGTTTTTTCATAAAGGTTACCGGCGGAATCTTTTAAACAATATTTGTTGATCCAAACATTAGCGGCTAATTCATCACCATTAAAATACTCTACCGTAGCGGCAAATACTTCTTCTCTATTATACATATAAAGGTTATAATTTTTTAGACAAAGTTGATATTACCAATATCCTTTAGATAGCCTTTGTCTTTAAGTTCCAAAATAATAATGGAAGCGAACTTTTTATCTAAAAGTTTAAACATGTTAAAAATATTATCCGTAAAATAATAAGCCAAAGCTACGAATATCTCACAATACGTAAATTTGGATTTTAAACGGGAAGTTAAAATTTCATAATATTGATTAAAATCTTCTCTTTTAGGTTTACGCCGATTTTGGGTAAAATCAATGTTCGTTTCTTCCGCTAAAATTTCATAAACATCTTGCTCTAATTCTACTTCAATGAAAAAATCATCCTGATCTGACATAGAAGTAATATCAATTTTAGTGAATTCAGCACTATATTCGAAGTCTGTGGTTAAAAATTCTTCATTTTCATCCCGTTCTTCTAATTTACCTTGGAAAATAACATCACGACTTAAACTATGTTTACCTTCTTGTTTATGTTTATTTTGACCTTGTTTAAACATAATCTCGAAATCACTTTCATTTTCTTCATTATTTCCAAGATTATCCTCTTCAAGATTATCCTCTTCAAGATTATCCTCTTCAAGATTATCCTCTTCAAGATTTTCTTCTAATTGATGATCATCATAATCTTCTGCTAGTTTTTCTGGAGACATAAAATTATATATTTTTTTTAAGAGATAAAATC